TCCAGCAGCTTGTCAGTATCCAGAGTACCGGTCTGCATATAAGGAGCCTGCAGACCGTTGATCATGCCACCAAAAGCAGCATAAGCGGAATCCATGTCGTAACGGGTAAAGGCGGTAGAAGCAGCCTTGATCAGGTCGTTGAAATCAACACGGCCAGCCAGCACACGGTTCAGCTCCTCGTAAACCTTGATGGCGCGGAGCTGGGTGTTGATGGTGATGTCCTGACCGGACTCGAAGCGCTGACGGCGGATGCCCTGTGTACCCTCGGCAACGTCGGCAACAGTCAGCAGAACGTCCTTCTTGGTGTGGAAAATATTGGTGTCGCCCAGCGCCAGATTGCGATCCTCGATGAACTGGGTGAAGAACTCGTCGCCCTTCAGACCTTCCTCACTGATCTTCTCAATGGCAACCTCGATGATGCTGAACAGACCGTTGCACTTACCATCACGGATGGCTTTCAGATCAACAGTGGTCTTGCCGCCATTGGCCTCGATCAGGGCTTCGCGCAGAACTTTCTGACTGTCAGCGACGCTGTACTCCTTGCCCAGTCGGCCAAAGTAGCTATCGACTGCAAGGTTAATAAGCTTGTTATCAATTTCCATGGTAAACCTCCCAAATAGAAAAACACCACCCGTTCCCAGGCGGTGCAATTATCTCAAATGTAATTAGTTATATCTAACCCTACATTACAGCGAAACGCGGATCTCGAAATACTCGTAAGCGCCATCGCCCCAGCCGGTCTTCTCAACACTTTCGATCTTACCAAAGGTCTTGTCGTCGGCAGCAGCTTGGACAGCGATCTTGGTAGAATCAGCAGCAAAGCCAACATACTTGCCCTTCGCAGGCTCGCCGTCGAAAGCTTCCTTGGTAGCGCTGAAATCGTCGCCGTTATGCAGCACATAGCCGCGGCAGGGAGAACCAGCCTCATTGACCCACTCAGTCAGATAGTGGGTGCGGGTCTCATCATAGAACAGCTCCTCGCTGGCAATCAGAACCAGATCCTTGGGCTTGGACTCAGCAGTAGGCGCAGTGGCCTTATAGACCTCACGACCCTCACGCTCACCCAGAACGACCAGCTGTGCATTATCGATCGCAACGGCTGCATCGCTCTTATAAACTTTGACACTCTTCAGCAGAGAGCCATCCTTCGTGCCGGACATATTATCCAGACGCACAACAGCATGCTTTTCAATAGCCATAGTAAAAATCCTCCATTTATCGTAATTTATCGAACGGAATAGCGTTCAAACAGGTCACCGTATCTGCCCTCGCCGGACTGCATCTGGACCCCGTCCACGCCAAAGCGTGCTTTTTCAATCTCGCCCTTCTTCTCTTTGGGCGCAACATAACTGAACTCGGCAGAAGTCTTTTTACCAAGCAGCTTATAGCATTCATCCTGCAGGGCGGTGAACTCCATGTCCTCGTTCTCCTTCAGCGCGGCATAGTCTGCCACACCATTCAGCTGCTTGTCCATGATCGCAAACAGCTTCTCGCGCTTCTCAGCATCCTCGGCCTTCTTTGCCTCAGCCTCGGCAGCAACATAAGCATCAAATTTCGGCTGCATCTCGTCAAACTGAGCTTTGACCTCGGTGTACTGATCCGCGTTCTTCTTTGCCTCTTCCTTGGCGGCATCGACCTTTTCGCACAGTGCCTCATACAGAACAGGCAGATCGGATTCCGCAGAACCTTCCTCCCAGTCCTCGTACACGACCTTCACGCGCTTCTTGCCTTCAAAGTCAACCTTGACATTGTCGCCTTCCATAGCAAACGGCAGCGCGTAGGTTTTCCAGTCCTGAATGTCAAGCACAATGGCGCGATTCTCCTGTACATCCTGCATCCAGTAGCGCGATTCCTCGTCGCCCCAGCGATCAGTGAATTTCTCAACAGAAACGGCGTCACGAATTTCCTGCATGCGCTGGCCGTCCGTGAGGGTAAACTGTTCTGCAGGCTCATCGACAGGCTTTGCAGCGGATTCCGCCTCAGACTGAATTGCCATAGCAGCCATTTCCTTGCACTTGGCTTTCAGCTCCTCTTCGCTCACTTCCTCCAAAGAGAAATCCAGCGTAGAAGCGTCGATGCCGTAGGATGCAAGAATTTCATTTTTCTTCTCCAAAACATCTTCTCCTTTCGCAAAATTATCTATCTCAGCCTCCTTGGAGGATTGAGAACTCTGTAGTGCTGTGTATTCATCCAACATGTCTTTGATCTGGCTTGCGGTCGTAGCGGCACTGAAATTTGCCACTACATCACTGCCAACCATAGCCGGTTTGATGCGCGGGTTGGTCGTGGAAAGAATGCAGCAGCCGTCAAAGGTGAAATCGCTGACCACGTAATATCCTCTGTCATCCACTTCTCCGCGCAGGTTGGTGATCTCCATACTTTGCGCTTTAACTCCATCGCGCTCAAAAATTTCACAGGAATCGTCGAACTTGGTCCACAGCAGACCATCTACACGCAGGTAATCCCGCATGTTTCCTGTTCCGTCATCCCGGTTCACCCACCGGGGATTGCAGCTCTCCGGTATCACACCGTAGGCGCTGCCCGCATATACGTATTCGATCCCATCGTCATCAACTTTCAGCTCATGCTCGTGTCCCTTAAAATCCAGGTCACCGGCTTTGCTTTTTTCAATGTAGCCAAGGATCGGCGTGTTTTTGATACTCTCCAGCTCGCTGTCCACCACCTCTTTTGAGAAAGTGGAACCGTTCAGGTTGTCGCCGGTATGCAGCACATCTATCGTCACGTTGATAAATCTTGTGTCTTTACCGTCGATTTCCCCTGTTTTCTCAAAGGTGACAGGCAGGCGATTCAATCGGTTTCCCATCTCGCTCACCCCGCAAATTAAAAGAGCCACCGGCAGGAACCCCGCCAGTGGTCAATAGTAGTTTCGTTTCTGTTTGTTGCTTACATATTCTTGCAGCTCTTTGATCTGGTCATCGTCCAAGACATATACATATATAATGTGTCCGCCATGGTCCTTCTCTTTACGCAAAAGAGTCACGCCCATCATGCTCAGATGAACAGCCAGCTCGCGCCCTCGGATCTTAACCTCTTTCATGGCTTATCACCCTCAGAGTTTGCATTGCTGTCATTTTCCTGTGTAACAGCCCCCGCGTCGCTCAGGTCTTTTCCCTTGCTTGCATTGGTAGGCCGCCCACCATCATCCGTCGCGGCGTCACTGTCCGCGCTCTGGGTGTTGGAGCTGGTCAGCGGAACTTCCAAATCTTTCAGACCAAGGACCTCATTTTCCAGATACAACATGTTCTCCATGTCGCTCGGGCTGTAACCAGCTGTCGCCATAATAGCACTGCGCACAGGCAGACCATACTGACCGTCCTTTACATACTGGTCATGCATCTCCTGCCTGTTGAAATATGTGACATCCAAAATATTTACCTTGAACTTAATTGCCGTTGAAACGCTCTTTAATTTGCGGTTGATCCAGCGCTCGATTTGGCGCATTACCGTAAATACGATCATCTGGTCATTGATAGTTGACCATTTGACCGATGTGGCCGAGTCTTTGTCTCCGCCGCCAAACAGGATGCTGTTGACACCGGCCTGCGTCCACATGGACGCCTCGGCCTTTTCTACATCATCACTGCCGCTTACAGCGCCGCTTTTCTCAAAATTCCAACTGGAAACCTTCATGGGCGACATAAACGCGCCAATGTTTTCCGGCAGCACATTGCACAGCATATCGTAGAAATCCTTGCACAGGTCGTAGTCGATCAGGAATGTACCATCATCACCGGTGGGTATCTCCAAGGCTAATGCCTTGTAATTGTTGACCTCGCTTGCATTTTTGCTGA